CTCGGGACTACCTGCCTTGGGCAAAACGTTGTGTCAACATTACACAAGAATGGTGGGATGCGCTAAACACTGAGATGAAATCTCTGCTGCTTCTCGGCATGAGACGTGGTGATATTTGGCTTGTCAAAGTTAAACACGATAATAATAAAAATAGAATTTTTGCGAACGTGTGCCAGGAAGTCTTCTTACAATCAAGGGGCAGTTGTTTGCTACAACATGTAAATTTAGCAGCCTGTGAGTTTGATTCAATCCCTCAAGCTTTTGTTGAAGGTATGCAAGGTTTATGTGACCTGCATCCACACACTGGTGTAGGCAATACCGGAGAGTATCTGCCACCTGAAACTGATCGTCAAGTTGGTCTTGGGATGCTTGGACTTGCAAACCTACTCCGTCGATACAGAGTGACTTACCAACAATTTGGTAATGCTCTTGAGTCCTATAACAAAGGCGAAGTAAAAGCTTCACCTGCCTACGAGTTGGCTTGTCAACTTGCTACTGGTATTGACCGGGCAGCAACCATCGCTAGGGAACACAATATGGTGCGAGCTTTTGCTATCGCTCCTACAGCGTCTTGCAGCTATCGTTCAAAGGATCTGGATGGTTACACATCAACGCCTGAGATTGCTCCTCCAATTGCACGTACTGTCGATCGTGACAGTGGCACCTTTGGAGTACAGACATACAACTATGGTGAAGTAGAAATTGCATCCGAAGTAGGATGGGATAACTTCATCAAAGTTGCAAATAATATAATGATTTTATTGGATAAGACTGGACTTCTGCACGGTTATTCTCTAAATTGGTGGGCTGATTTAGTCACCATGGATGAGAATTTCATTGAAGAGTGGCTTGAATCGCCCCAGACTTCCCTTTACTACAGCCTTCAAGTTATGGGCGACGTACAGGATAAGTCAAGCGCGTATGCCGCTTTAGATGAAACTGATGTTAACGATTACTTGGAGCAACTATTAAATGAACCTCAATGTGATTGCCAAGAATGAACCCTTATCAGAAACTATTAAACAGAAAACGAAAATGGACACCAGTACCGATGACTGCTGGTACATGCAAGGAGGGCACGGAGGAGACAATATTCCGTGCGCTTGCCTTAAGGAATTTGGAAGTACCTGTGGGAGATTTTATAACTGATGCACTTTCCAATGAAGTTCCAGACGTGGCACGGGAACTACTCGAATCCAATGTCAGGGACGAGATTAACCACGACTTGGCTCTTGGCTTCGTCGCCAAAGCTTACGGGGTGGATGAGAAAGCTGAAGCTGAAGCGCTACGGTTACGAGATGCTTGGATTTCGCATCCTGATCACACGATCGCAAAAGCAATGGTTGCCGAGCGTTCAATTTTCTTCGTTCTTTTACCATTCTTCCGCGCTAATGGTACAGCTGGTATGCGAACAGTAAGTGCTGACATAAGTAGAGATGAACAAATTCACGTTGCTACCAATAGTCTTGTTTGTCGGGAGTTGGGGCTTGATATCAGTCCTAGTCTTGATAAGCTCCGCCTGGCCACGATTAACTGGGTGATGCAACCACTAGGTGTCAGCACCGATAGAACCTTAAACAAACAAACTTGGTTAGATTCTAGTGACAACCTGATGTATCAGGGTAAAGCCCCAGAACTATCATTTACACGCTCTGCCAGAATGCCTGCCTTCTTTGAACATGATGCAAGAAATCTCCCCCAATACGCTTGAGATCTTTGGAATGGAAGCGCGAGCAGTCCTTCATGAAATGGAGACGATGTACCCACCTATCACCCCTTCTCCTGATGACTCTATTGAAAAGATCATGTACCGCTCTGGTCAACGTTCAGTTGTTGAGTGGTTAATTAACCGGATGGAAACTAATGGCTAAAAAAAAGAACAAAAAAGCACGTAACAAATTATCAAAGCCAAAACAAGTTGCAAGGGCGGTTAAACAAGCCGCTAAAGATGGCGAAGTTACTGGCAAAGAAATTAGGCAAATTTCTAGACGCAGTGTAGGCACTGTTAATTCTAAGACAATCACAAATCTTGTCAAAGACAAGGATGTAAAGGCACCAAAAAAAGTACGCGCACTAGCTAGAAAAGCAAGAGGCCACAGTAATAATAAAGATAAAAATAAGGGTAAGAAATTAAAAGGCATTAATAGCAATACGCCTCCTGATAAGTCAAAGAAAGATAAGCCTAAAGGTAAGCCTAAAGATAATGAATTTGGAACAACTATTAACCCGACCAACGATACGGAGCCAAACAAATTTAAAAAATGGGAACCTGGCGAAGTTGAAGCAGCAGTTAAAAAGAACTGGAACGAACTTAAGAAGCAATATTCTGGACCTAAGCGCTTAAAAATTAATACTAGTAACACTGGATTCCTTAAAAAATATGAAAATGAGAAAGGTAACTTTCAACGCAGTAAATTCTTAAGTGATATTAAAAGTAGTACCTTAGAACGTTACAAGCGCAAAGGTGGTACTGCTGCTTCTTTGGAGAAAGATCCTACTCCTGATTTTGATAAGATACCTACTAAGTATGGAAGGTCATTAGATAATGTTCGTAGCAGCTTGTCTGGAATTAAAAAGAAACCAACTGCAGATTCTGTAGGTTCTAAACTTACAAAATCTTATACACCAAACCCTGCTAAGAAAGTAACACGTAAAAAAAGAGGACTTAATATTCTAGGTATTTCAAACAGTAGCATAACTGCCTCATAACATGACAGCCCAACAACGATACGAAGCTCTCAGTTCTGACCGTAACCAGTTTCTACAATCCGCAATAGATGCATCTAAATTAACCTTACCATATTTGATTAAACAAGATGAGGACAATGGTTCTCATAAAGTGTTAGTCAATCCATATCAAAGCGTAGGAAGTAAAGGAGTTGTGACGCTGGCATCAAAGTTGATGCTTGCGTTACTCCCTCCACAAACAAGCTTTTTTAAGCTACAACTAGATGAAGCTAGTTTCTTGAATGAAGAGATTGATCCTGAAGTTCGTTCTGAACTTGACCTTTCTTTTTCTAAAATTGAACGCACCATGATGGAAGCTATTGCAGCTTCAGACGATCGTGTTGTTGTTCATCAAGCACTAAAGCATTTAGTTGTCAGTGGTAACGCATTGATTTACATGGCAAAGGACAAGCTCAAGTTGTATCCTTTGAATCGGTATGTTGTAGATAGAGATGGCCTCGGTAATGTAATTGAGATTGTAACTAAAGAACGCATCAACAAAAAAATTATTGAAGCACTGGTCCCTGACCTTAAAAGTGTTTACGATAAGACAGATGAAACATACGCTGGTACTGGTCAAACCAATCAGTGCGATGTTTATACACATGTTAAACGTGACAACAATAGATTTATTTGGCACCAAGAGGTGTACGGGAAGATCATTCCTAAGTCTCAAGGTAAGTCACCGCTTGACACTAATCCTTGGCTAGCACTTAGGTTTAATACTGTAGATAATGAAGCCTACGGTAGAGGTAGAGTAGAAGAGTTTATTGGTGATCTTAAATCACTAGATGCTTTATCTCAAGCAATTATTGAAGGCTCAGCTGCAGCTGCTAAAGTTGTATTTGTTGTTTCACCTTCTAGTACAACTAAACCTTCTACTCTTGCCAAGGCAGGTAACGGTGCAATTATACAAGGAAGGCCAGATGATATTGGAGTCATCAATGTTGGTAAGTCAGCTGACTTCAACACTGCTTATCAAATGATCCAAACAATTGAAAAGCGTTTAGCTGAGGCATTCCTTATTCTTCAAGTAAGAAATAGCGAACGTACTACAGCTGAAGAAGTACGGATGACACAGATGGAACTAGAGCAACAGCTTGGTGGTCTCTTTAGTCTGCTTACAGTTGACTTTCTTGTTCCGTATTTAAATCGTAAACTTAGCATCTTCCAACGCAACGGAGATATTCCACGTCTACCTGCCAAGCTTGTAAAACCAACCATTGTGGCTGGTGTCAATGCACTTGGTCGTGGTCAAGACCGTGAGAGTCTAAGTATGTTTATGCAGACCATTGCACAAACAATGGGTCCAGACTCTATTGCTAAGTACATCAACCCTGATGAAGTGATTAAACGTCTTGCAGCTTCACAAGGTATCGACGTACTTAACCTTGTACGTGGTTCTGAAGAGGTACAGCAAGGTGATCAGCAAGCAATGGATCAGCAGAAAGATTTAGAAATAACTAAACAAGCTAGTAAGTTTGCACAAATTGATGGTGCACAACCACAAGGTGGTCAAGCCCCAGAACTACCCCCACAACTTCAACAACAACCTGAATAAAAACACCCATGTCTGAAACACTTTCTATTGACAACACAACATCTGATTCAAGTACATTAAATGCTGACGAACAAGAATCCTTAGCTATTGGCGAAGGGATGGTTGAAGAGCAGCAAGCTCTACTTGCTGGTAAGTATGATTCCCCTGCTGCACTTGAAAAAGCTTACCTAGAGCTACAACAGAAACTAGGTGAGCAAGACGGTGCTGAAGAGTCAGAGGAATATGAAGAGACTGAAGAGTCAGAGGAATATGAAGATGAGGATGAAGAAGTTGGTGAAGGTCTTGACGACGAGGATGTAGCTGCCCTTCAAGATATGGCTGGAGGTGAAGAACAGTATGGCCAGCTACTTGAATGGGCATCAGATAATTTCAGTTCAGAGGAGATTGATTTGTACGATGCTGTTATGGACGGTGGCGATCCAGCTGCCTGCTTCTTTGCTGTACAAACTTTGATGGCACGTTATGCCGACTCTGAAGGTTATGAAGGTGAGCTGCTAACAGGTAAGGGTGCACCTACTGAATCCAAAGGTTTCCGTAGTCAAGCTGAACTAATTGCAGCTATGGCTGATCCACGATATGACAACGATCCTGCTTACAGGCAGGATGTAATTAACACTCTAGAAAATTCTGACATTGATTTCTAATGGCACGTAAAAAGAAAGGCATCACAGCACTCAAGGTGCTACAAGGTTTATCGATCGCTGCAAAAGGTGTAGCAGATTCTGGCGTACTAAAGTCTTTTGCTGAAGGTAACAAAACTAATTTACCTGGAGCTGAAGGTGGTATAACACAAAAGAAAAGGATTAATCAAGTACAGCATTATATTGACAACTAGGTAGATGGTGTAGAGGGGGTTCGATTCCCTCTCCTACTATTGGCATTGGCCCTTACGAGGATACCCTTTGCCGTCTAGACGGTGGGATAGACCACAAAAATTTTCTAAGATCTTAGTCCTGTTTATATTTAATTTACCAATTTAATGGCACAACAAAATTCTACACTGACCACTAACCTTACAAGGGCTGGTCAGTCAAACGCAACGGGAGATGCCCGCGCTCTTTATCTTAAACTCTTCAGTGGGGAGATGTTTAAAGGGTTCCAAAATAATACAATCGCTCGTGATTTGATCATGAAGCGTACACTTAAGAACGGCAAATCTTTGCAGTTCATCTACACTGGCCGTACCAAAAGTGAATTTCATACGCCTGGAAATAGCATTTTAGGTAACTCTGATGGTGCACCTCCGGTCGCTGAAAAGACAATCACATGTGATGATTTGTTAATTAGTTCAGCCTTTGTTTATAATTTAGATGAGGTACTATCTCACTATGACCTGAGGTCTGAGATAAGTCGTAAAATCGGCTATGCTCTCGCAGAAAAATATGACCGTCTTGCATTCCGTGCAGTAGCACGCGGTGCACGTCAAGCATCACCTATTACTAAATCTGGCTTTGTTGAGCCAGGTGGTACTCAGGTTCGCGTTGGTGCAACCACTAACGATTCTGATGCTTTCTCTTCTGCTGGTCTAGTGTCCGCCTTTTACGACGCGGCGGCTGCACTAGACGAAAAGGGTGTAAGTTCTGACGGACGAGTGGGCGTTCTAAATCCACGTCAGTACTACGAATTGATCCAAGCTGTTGGTTCCAATGGTCTTGTAAACCGCGATACTCAAGGAACGTCATTGCAAAACGGTAATGGCATCATTGAGATTGCAGGCATTAAGATCTACAAGAGCATGAATATTCCTTTCTTGGGCAAGTACGGCACTGCTTACGGCGGCACTACTGGTGTCACCTCTCCTACCAATGTAGGTTCTTTCGTGGGTGAAACCATGGAAGATGCCTCTGGTGCACAAACCGGTATCAACAACGATTACGGCACAGCTTCTGAAGTTGGCGCTAAGTCTTGCGGACTTATCTTTCAAAAAGAAAGTGCTGGTATTGTTGAAGCCATTGGTCCCCAGGTGCAAGTCACCAGTGGAGACGTATCAGTCGTTTACCAAGGCGACGTGATGCTTGGCCGTTTGGCCTGTGGTGCGGATTATCTAAACCCTGCTGCAGCGGTTGAGCTGTATGTAGGTGCTTCTGCTCCTTCTGCATTCTAATTTATCTATACACAAGGGTTCCTTCGGGAGCCCTTTTTTTTTTATTCTTACGAGATCTCTTTATGGCTATTCCTAGTTCTCCAACAACTGATCAACTAACTGCAGTAAATGAGATCCTCATGTCTGTAGGCCAAGCTCCTGTCACTAAACTTGAAAACACCAACCCGGACGTTGCGCTTGCTTTTGAAACACTGACCAATGTGTCGCGTGAAGTGCAGGCTGAAGGCTGGACATTTAATAAAGAATATCACCTTAGTTCTTTTGTTCCTGATACAACTACAAAAGAAATCCTAGTACCTAGTGATGTGTTGCAGGTTGACCTGTCAAACCATCATGCAAACAAAAGCAAAGATGCTGTACAGCGTAAAGGTAAGTTGTACGATCGTCAGAATCATACTTATCAATGGACTGAAACTCCCACTGTAGATGTTGTTTACTTCTACGACTGGGGTGATTTACCTAAACCTATTAGAGACTATGTTGTAGCACGCGCAGCATCAATCTTTTCTAGTCGAATTGTAGGAGACCCTACTCAATACCAACTACTCCAACAGAAGGAACAGTACAACCGAGCCATGGCTATGGAGTACGAATGTAACCAAGGTGATTATTCATACTTTGGTGCACCTGAAGGTGGCGACTTCTATATCAGCTACGAACCTTACAAAGCTCTTTACCGATACTAATGGCAAACATCACTCAACAAATACCAAACTTTCTGGGTGGTGTTTCGACTCAACCTGATAACCAAAAATTACCTAACCAAGTTTCTGAAATCATCAATGGCTATCCAGATCCCACCTTTGGTCTAATTAAACGGCCAGGGTTTAGTTGGATTGCCAACCTTGGATCTGCTACTACTTATGCTACAGGCCATTGGTTTTACTATCGCTACTCAAGCACTGAAGCATATGTAGGTGTCATTAAGTCTCAGACTATCCAGCTGTGGAATACAAACGGAACAGCAGCGACCATGACAAATGGTACAGGGCAAGCCTATCTAAACAATGGGCACAATGATTTTCATGTGGTCTCTAGACAAGATCAGGTCATCATTATTAATAAGACAGTAACTGCTGCTATGTCTTCTAGTACTGTAAGTGGTTCTGTATCTGCAACAGTAGACAGTGTTGCCAATCTTCCAGCTGCTAGTTCTAACAATGCTTCCATCATTAAAGTATCTAATACTTCTGCTGCTGCTGATGACTTCTATGTTCTTTCAGATGGAACAACATGGAATGAAACTGTTAAGCCTGGTGTTCCTGTAGGTTTAAATAATACTACTTTACCGCATAAGTTATCTCGAACAGCTGTTAATGCATTCACCTTTTCAACTATTACATATGACGATAGAGCTGTAGGGGATGCTGTTACTAATCCTGAACCAGGGTTTATTGGGAAAAAAATTAACTATGCTTTCTTTGCTAACAACCGTCTTGGCCTGTTAGCCGGTGATGCTGTGATATTAAGCCAGCCTGCTAAAGGAGAGAACTTTTTTAATTTCTTTGTTAACTCAGCACAAGTACAGACTGATGCAGATCCTATTGACCTGAAGTGTGGAAGCAATAAACCTGTCACTTTGACAGCTGCTTTGCCTGTCACACAAGGTGTAGTTCTATTTAGTCAACAGCAACAATTTATGCTGTTTTCAGATTCAGCTGTGTTAACTCCTACCCTTGCTGTAATTAAATCTATATCTAATTACGAAGTTGATCCCGTTGTTCCCCCTGTAGAAAATGGTACTAGTATCACCTTTATCAATAAGACTACTGACTACTGCCGTGTGTTTGGAATGCAGACACAAGGACAAGGTGCTAGCCCTTTATTTGTTGACTTAGGTAAGACTGTTACTCAATACATACCGCAGACAGTTTCTGCAATGTTCTCTGATACGCAAAACTCTTTCATTGGTTTATATGGTCAGACTAGTAGCAAGGTTTATTTTTATAGGTCATACACAGAAGGACAACAGAACATCATGCGTGCATGGTATAGCTGGGATATGCCCGGTAATGTCCAGTTCTTTGTAACAGATACCGATTCTGTTATTTCTGTTGTTAAGGGTAACGGTCAAATGACCTTGGTTACCTCTCAACTAAATGCTTTACCTACTAGCACTACAACTGTTAGTGGTAATTCATCGTTTGATTTTATGGTAGCTCCTACCAGTAAAACATATGATGTAACTACAAAGACTACAAAGTTATTTGTGCCCTTCGAGTTGCTTTCTAATCTGACTCCTGTATGTGTGCAAGACGCTACGTCTGGATCTACAGAGTCTGGTTTATTTCTGACACCAACGACTAGTGCAAGTGGAGGTAATCACTTTATTCTTACAGGTAAAGATTATACTTCTGTTAATTGGAAAGTTGGTTATAAGTTTAACTTTGACATTAAACTACCTAGGATGTTTGTCCGTAATGGTGAACGTGTTGACTATACCGGATATTTAACAGTTGCACGCATGAAGTTCTCTATTGGTTTGTCCGGTGATGTTCAGTTTAAAATTAAACCGAGAGAAGAAACTGAATTTGCAATCACTGGAGACATCTTTAATACTGGCTACTCACCACTAAACCAAGTACCTATTGAAGACAGTAATGTATTTACTGTTCCAATCAATCAACGCAATAACAACTATACCCTTCGTGTATTTAGCGATACACCCTTTATTGTTTCCATGAACTCGGCTATGTGGGAGGGAAATTTTTCTACTAAATTTTATAGGAGAGCCTGATGACTAGTGCATTGAAAAAAATGCGTCAGTTTAATAGAGCTGTAGCGCAAAAACAGTACGAAACTAATTTAAACAATTTCTATTCTCAGGAGTTTCAGAATAAGGTCAAAAAGGATCTTACTGATTCTCAGGCTAAGGATACCTGGAAACGCAATATGCAGATCCGGGACATTCAAGAGAATGCCAAACTTGAGGCTTACGAAAAGTCTGAAAAAACTTTTGTAGATCAACTTGTATTTAATGAAGAAGCTGCAAAGGTTGCACGTGAAGGTGAACAACGTGTATTTCAGGAACGTATTCTCGAAACTGCATTTCAAACTGATGAACTAAACCTTCAATTCGAGCAGCAAGTAACTAAAAGTAAGTTTGACTATGACCAGCAAGATCAGAATATTAAAAATGCTATAACTGATTTTGAGACTAATCAAGCTTTAATTGACCTTCAAACTGATAAGTCAAAAAGTGATGTTAATTTTAGTCTAAAGCAAGCTGATCAAAAAGAAGCTAACGCTAGAGCTGATTCAAACATCAAACAAAACCAAACCCGGATTGAATCTCTACAGGAAACTGGTCAAGTTAGAGCACAAGGTCGTCGTGGCAACTCAGCCGCTAAAGCCTTGCAATCAATTACAGCGTTGTCTGGTGTTAACTCAGCTCTGATTGCTGACCAACTTACACGCTCTGAACTTTCTATTAATACAGATAGGGAGATTCTTAAAGCTACATACAATAAGGATACTGAGTCTGGGTTTGCTTTGCGTCAGCAAAAGGTATCAACTAGACAAGCTTCTAACAAGAAAACTCAAACTGTTGAATCTGCAGAAAGATCTAAATCTTTTGTTGCTGAAACATTGGGTATGTCAGAAGAACAGTTTAATATGTCTCGTGAGCAACTAGGTAACTCATTACTTAGTGCAGCTGATACCTATGAAGCTAACCTTAAAAAGGTTAACCGTCAGAAATATGCTGCTGACCTTCAAACATACGCTAATCGTCAACTCAAACCACGAGTTGCTCTTCCGTATCCGAAGCCGTTTGAGTCAGAAATGCCTATTAATATCATGCCACCTCGTCCTATTGAACCCGTTCGAGGCGCTGGTGCAACTGGTCAAGCTACTGGTTCTAGTACTGCAGGCATTATCACTGGTGTTGCCGGAACAGTTGCTAGTGTTGCCGCAGCCTTTGGACCTGCTGGTGCACCTGTAGCTGCTGGCGCTGCAATCGTTGGTGGCATTGCTTCTATATTTAGTTAAGTATTAATTATGTCAAAATTTCGTGGGTACGCCCAAGGTGAGGGCTTTGAACCAATTAAAGCACCTGACACTTCACAACGAATTCTAAATCGAGCTGACGATACTATACGTGGTATCAGGGAAGTTCGAGATGCAGATATTGCTAATACTGCCGCTTATCTCAATTCTTTCAATGAAAAGATGGAGGCTGAGCGGGAAAGTTTTAGTAACTATTCCAAACTGCTACAACTAAACGATAAGACCAAAAGAGATGCTGTTGAAATACGTGCACAGCAAAACGCTGAACGTCAGCAACAATTAGGAGCTAACCGTGCAGGTATTTATAAAGCAGTAGCTGGTCTAAGTGCTCAGGCTGCCGGGATGATTTCTAAGTACAGAGAGGATAAGTACCAATCTGATTACGACGAACATCTTTATCGGTTGTACACACAAGGACCATCTGAGCAAAGTGACGCTGCTGGATACATTGCTGATAAGTACACGATGTATAACCTGCAAATGACTGACATCAGTCGTCTTGGTGGCGCTGCTGCTGCAGAAGCTAATGGTTCTAGTCCTATACAGACTGCTGAGTTACGCTCGCAAGCGCATGGCCTTAATACAGCTGAGCTACATGCACAAGCTGATTTTATGGCACAACGTTGGCCGATGTTTTTACAGCAGTCCTTTATGAATGATAAAGAAACTCAAGTTAAACTTTATGGTCCTAATGGTGCTTTTCGTACTGGCACTCCTAGTGACGCTCATTCAAGTAAAGATAAGGCACTTGTAGCGCAACAGCTATTAAAAAAGCATATTCAAGATAATGGCTTTTATGGTAAGAGCCCTGCTTTTTTGACTGATGCTTTGACTAAAATGTCTCAAGGTACTAATCAGATTGTTGCTTCTGCAATGACAAGCGAAGTAAGCCTTCAACGTCAACAGCAGATTGATAAAGTTGAAACTAAATTTCGTAGTAGTGATGGTAATGCCGCTCAGCGGTTTCACTTCGCGTATAACTATATTTCTAACATACATCCAGGTCAGCAGGCGGCTGCTAGAGAAAGGTTGTTTAAAATCATGCATGATCAGCGCCAAATTATAAATGGTGTTGTTGTAGGAATGAGTGACGAGGAAGTTTCTGAAATTATGAATTCTTCTTTCTCACACCAACCTGATAAGTCTCTTGCACAATTATTTCCTGGTGAACTGTTAAAAATAGATAAAGCGAGGAGGAATACACGAGAGCAACTCCATACAGCTGAAGTTACTCAGCGCAGACATGCTATTGAAAAAGATCTAATTAATTTAAAAAATACCGTTAAAGATGATTTGCTTGGAGATCGAACTTTAGATTTAAATGATGAAAATATTACTGAGATGGTTAAAAGGTATCAGCAACTCGGACCTGATTATAGTGAACAGATTGCCTTTTTAGAAAGCCTGCGCGACAAGACATACCAAGCAATTAATGCAGCTCCTGTCATTGCTGACATTGAAAACAAAATTTTGCATGGCAACATCTCACCTGACACCATTATGGATAATCAGAGAATTCCTCCAGATGAGCGTGTCAGATTGATGAAACTAGCTGATAAATCTGATAAAACTAATCCGTCAGATTCTTTGATGGATGATGCTAAGGAAGTTATTCAGGAACGTTTAAGCTCTAGAGCCAAGACTAAAGGAGCTAAATCTATTCATTATTCTCTTGGTGTTATGAGGCGTCATGCTTTAAGTGAGTTTCGTTTAGCGTATAAACGTGAAATGGAAAATACTAATGATTCGTCTACTGCTTATACCAACGCAATAAGTTCTTTCATTAATGAATTTAAAGACGAAGAAGGTAAATATGGCATTGTAAATAACCAAGATATAATAAATGCACTCAAAGCTGGCAAACCATTTGACTCAGGTACATTTAGAAATTATACCAATCACGACGCTAAAGCTGTAACCCCAGAAACTACAATTAGTGAAATACAAACTCTTCTTAGCGGTAATCCTGCTGCTATCAATACCTCTATTATTGCGGAGCCAGTTCTTAAAAAAGTAATTACGCAGTACAACAATGGTCAAAAACATTCTTTAATTCCTCAGCTACAAATTATCCAAAAAACAGTGACTAAGCCTAATGGTGATCGCTATTCTTATGCTGAATTATTAGAGAAACAGTTTAACGCTACTGAAGGTTTAGATATACCGGAAGGTTTGGGTACTGCACTAAAATTTGAAAACTCAATTCCCAGTAGTTATAAAAAATTTGGACTTTATCCTAGCGCTACCAATAGCGATATTATGATTATGGCGTCTGGATCGCCTTCAGTTTATAGCCGTAATTTTGAAATTAGTAATGACCAAGTTAGGGCTTTAAATGTCCTAGCTAAATATGAGTCATCTGCTTATATACAAAATTATGATGGTGGCTACAATGCCATGAATCAAGGCGGAACTAAAGAAGGCCGTGAAGCCATCAATCCTGGTCATAGCACAGTTCTTTTAGGTAAACTTTTAACTGATATGACTATTGGTGAAGTTATCCAAGCACAAAAAAATGGTCGATTACATGCTGCTGGACGCTATCAATTTACTAATAATACTGGTACTTTAGACGATACAATTAAGCTGGCTGGGGGCATTTCACTTAATTCAAAATTTGACGCAAAGACCCAAGACTTTTTAGCTCTTACTCTTATGCGTTCTCGTGGTATTACACCTTGGATTGGTCCTGTTGACTACGCATCCCCAGATGAACGTCAACTAATTGAAAGTGCCAGATCACAACCTATCAGCTTTGGCCCTTCTGTCTGGGCACAGGGTGACAACATGAACCCTGAACTTGTAAAGCGTAAATTAGCAGGTGCTAAATGAATATCAACGAACAATTTGGACAAATAGGATATGATCCTTCTGATGAGGTTGAACAACGTTTTGAAGCTCACCGAGCGGAAGAACAACGTCAGGCTGCTTTAGAAGAAGAGAACAAATTAAAAGCAGAAAAGGAAGAAGCCAAAGCTACTGCTGCAAAAGAGGCGCAAGCCAAAGAAGACAGTAAGCATCTTGGCGACAAGATCTTAGACACACCAGTTGTAGGTCAAGTGGCAAGTGTTGGTGCTGGTGTCCTTGATACTGCCTTCGACGTTGGTGGTCTAGTACCGTGGCTTAAGCCTGCAGATGAATGGTGGGATACTCACCATGGTAGAGATAAAGAAGACAACCCACTTAACAAATTCATTCGAGATGCTTCAGGCATTATTGTTCCTGCTCTTACTGGCGGTGGCATTATTGCTAAGGGGCTTCAGGGAGCTGCAGCAGTAGGTAAGCTTGGAAGGGGTGTGCAGGCTGCTTCTGCTTTGACTCGTACCAAAGTAGTAGGTCGCATTGCTGTTGACCTAGGTGTCAGTACAGCAATTGAAGCTACTTCTGAACAAACTGATGAAGCAGGTAACGTTGCAACTGCACTTGAAGAAGTTTTAGGTACACAGATTCCTTGGGCTAGCCGCGACGGTGAAAGTCCTGATGTAATCAAAGCAAAAAATATTTGGGAAAGTGTTGCCATCGGTGGCTTTACTGGTCTTTTAGATGCTTTCTTTTCTCTCAAGGCTGCTACTAAACTAATCCCCAAAGATGAGGCAGCAAAGGTTGTCCTTGACGATCGTCTTGCAAAAGAATCTAAGGAACTAATGGCTGCTGATGGTGATGAGCTAGTAGCAAAAGTTGAATCTGCAAGAACTTCTAGAGAAGCAGCTATTACAGATGAAGCAGAAAAAAGGTTTAATGTAACTGGTGGTCAGGATTATGACCCTTATGTTAACGAACCACACCTTTCTACTGATCGTCCAATGCCTAACTGGGACGCTGATCCAATCTTAGCCAAAGTTGATTACGTTCGTATGGCAAAAAATATTGATGTGTCTGACGGTAGAGCTAGAGCAGTCGTTACTGATTCCTATAAAAAAGAGCTTTTAAACTCTGATGCTGCTGGGCGTAATGTAATGCTTGATAGGCTTACTGCTAAAGCTAGTCCTAAATTTAATGCTGTTGTTAAGACAGCTAAAGGTGCTGTAACAATCACGGCTAACGAACAAGATTTAGCAGTTCAAGAGCTTACTCGTGCTGTTACTAGAGTTGATCCTAAAGAAATGGAAGTTCTAGTTAAGCAGATGCTTGGGTTTACAGAAGAGCAACTAGTTGACGGTGGTAAGAAATTTAAGACGCTAAACGTAGCTAGCGCTAAAAAAGCAACTGAAGTGCTGATGCGTGGCTTAGAAATTATTGATCCCCAAAAGTTAAAAGCCTCAGCTATGGTTGTCAACCAATCAGCTGGTGATGCAGCAGATGTTTCTACTGCGATTGGTAAGATGGATAATCTAAATACTACGAGTCAGCAAGAACTAGCCATTGATAATTTATCAATTTTATTACGTGAAGTTGGTATTCATAATTCTATTAATGGTACGCGACTTCAAGCTACTAAACAACTTAAGTTAGCTCAGCAACAAAAGAAACTTGATACATCTTGGTGGAAAAATCAAGTTGATTCATTCGATGAAAAAGTTGCCGAAAGAACTAGAAATGCTCAAAAAGTTGCTTCTACTCTTAAAGAAGTAGCAAAGGTTAACCCAGAATACCTTAAACCTCTTTACCGGGAGATTGCTAAAACAGGTGGCCGTGTTCACGATATTCACTCTCTTAATAAGTTAGTTGAAAACCGCTTAGGTTTTATTAAAAAAGCTTTTGTTGATGGTGACTCTGAGATGCCATCTAACCTTGTACGTGAATTGCAAACAGCACGTTATAACAGCGTTTTGACTGGCCTTGCACCTATACGTGCCGCTAGTGGTGCCGCTATTTCATTGATTGGTAAACCTCTCACTGTGTTTGCTGGTTCAGCCGGTGGAAAATTATCCGGTACTGCTGAAGGTGCTGCAGCTTGGAAACGTGCAATGTACACCTACGGCGGTGTTACAGAAAACTTTCAGCGTGCATTTAAAAACCTTCAATCTGAATGGAAGTTTGCTCTTGAAAATCCGCGTACATATGGCAGTGGAATGCGGCAAGATCTTAAATTTAATGCTTTAGATGACTACGAAACTCTGGAAGAGCTTTCAGAGTCTTGGCACAAAAATAAAGAATACGGCAAAGTAGCTATTTGGAATTTGACTAAGGCTGTTTCGCGCATGAATGATGGTGTTATTCCTAGGTTTGGCATCAACGCAATGCGAGCAATTGATGGTTTTACTCAATCATTTACTGGAAGCATGGCAGCAAGAGCTAAGGCTTATGATGCACTATTTAGTGAAAGCAATGGTGTTTATAACGATCTTGACTTTCAAAAGATGCAGCGTAACATCTATGATGATATGTTTAATGCAGACGGTGGCCCAAAAACTAGCAAAGGTTTTGAAGCTAAATTATATGCAGAAAATGCTGCCGGTGAAATTAATTTAAACTTAGATGTTGCAGTCGTTGATTCCTTGGAAAATGCGATGAAAAATTTTCCGGTCTTAAAGTCAATCTTTATGTTCCCTAGGACTGGTGTTAACGCCTTGCAACTTGCTGCAACATTTAGTCCTGGCAATACTATTACAACTATCACAAACGGTAGACTAAACCTTGCACTTGGGAAAGCTCGCCGTGTTCTAACTGCTGAAACAAAAGAGCAAATTCGTGATGTTTTATCTGAACATGGTCTTGCTGGTTTTAATGATGAATTAGCTTTTCGTCAACTTAAGTCTGAATACATCGGTCGTCACACCATGGGAAGTGCCGTAACTATGGGCGCTGCACTTATGGCAGCTAACGGAATGATGACAGGATCAGGTCCACAGGATGCTGCAGAAAAGCGGCGTATGCAAGCTATGGGTTGGAAGCCTTTTTCATTTTGGGATCCAATTACTAACCAATGGCGCAGTTATCAAGGGTTAGAACCTTTCGATACATTCCTTGGTCTTACTGCTGATATTGTTTATAATTTTGACCGTGTAGATGAAGCAGTTACAGAAGATATGTTCCGTGCAGCTACACATGCTATTACTATGAACATTAGTGCTAAGTCTTTTCTTAGTGGTTTTGAACCTTTGGCTGGAGTTATTGGCGGTGACCCTGGTGAACTAAATAAGTTCCTTGTTAATTATGCTGACTCTACACTTCCTATGGCAGGTGTTCGCAGTATTTTAAACAAAGCTATTACCCCACAATTAAAGGATGTTGAAAACAATTTACTTGAGCGCTGGGCTAATAGGAACAAATGGTTAATGGGCCATGGTCTAGAAAATTATACTGACATTTATACTGGTAATCCAATTAACTATCCAGACCCTTTAACTAGAGCTTGGAATACCTTTGCTCCTTTCTTCAAAACTAATCCTGGTATGGAACCTTGGCGTCTTTGGTTACTTGGCACAGGCTGGGACGGCTTGCAAACAGTTCGACGTAACAAGACTACCAACGAAGCGTTGACACCAAAAGAACGCCAATTTATGAATAATTGGATTGGTCAACATTATCAACTGGGTAAAAAAGTTGAAGACCTGATGAATGCTGGGCCAGGTTTTTGGGACAAAAAAATGAAAGAGTATGTCCAGGCAAGAGGCTTAAAATCTCAAGAGGAGATGCCTATCAAAGAAACTGTGCTTCATCAACTTCTTTCTGACATGCATAATGATGCATTTACGGCTGCTTCCACAGCATTAAGCATGGAAAATGAAGACTATGCACGCAAGAAAGTCCTTAACGCTATGCGTGATGCTGCCTTGAATCGTGGTGATAGTGAAGGTGCCAGTCGAACGGCTGATCAAATTAAATCGTTAACTTCTATTCCTAAATAAATAATGTCATACTCACCATTTACTGCTACAGGTGATGGTTCTACAACAGCTTTCACTATTGCCTTTGAATCTATTGATACTGCTGATATTAAAGCCCGTATTAATAACGTAGCTACTACTGCTTTTTCTGTTTCTGGTAGTACTGTTACTTTTACTTCAGCACCGCCTAGTGGTCACAGTATAAAGATCTTTCGAGACACTGATAACCAAACTATTCAAGCTGATTTTCAGTCTGGTAGCGCTCTTCGAGCCGTAGATCTAAACAGTAACTTTACTCAACTGCTATATGTAACACAGGAATCTACTGATATTGCAGATACAGCAACAACTGATGCTGCAAATGCTGTTACTGCATCTAGTGCTGCTGTAGCGACTGCTAATACAGCATCTACTAATGCTACAAATGCTGTTAACACTGCCAATACTGCTAATACGACAGCGGCTAGTGCAGTAACGACAGCAAATGCTGCGACTACTACAGCTAACGGAGCAGTAACAACAGCTAACGCTGCTACTGCCACGGCAAATACAGCATCTACTAACGCTAGTGCTGCTGTTACTACTTCAAACACCGCTAATACAACAGCAGGTGATGCCGTTACCACAGCTAATAATGCAGTCACTACCGCTAATACGGCTAATACTAACTCAACATCTGCAGTTAACACGGCAAACGCAGCTACTACTACTGCAGGAAATGCTGTTACGACTGCAAATGGAGCAGTATCAACAGCGAATACAGCGAGTACAAACGCCACGACAGCAGTAAATACAGCCAACGCTGCGACTACAACTGCAAATACTGCAGACACAAACGCAACTGCTGCTGTAGCTACTGCCAATACGGCGTCTACTAATGCTTCTAGTGCTGTAACCACTGCTAATTCTGCTGATGCAAATGCCACAACAGCATTAACTAACTCACGCGAAAGTGATGGTTCAGGTGGTTTTACAAGTGCTATATCAAAAGCTAACACTGCAATTACAACAGCTAATGCAGCTAGTTCTGCTGTGTCTAATGCTGTTCTGTTTACGTTGATTGCTAACGTAGCAGCTATTCCTGGTAGTCCATCTAATAATGACTACATTGAGATTGGTAACAGTACAGGTATTGAATCATTTAGTCCATTAAGTGGTCTTCCTTCAGGTTTTGTAGGCGCTACTGGTTTGACAGTACGTTTAACCTATTCAGCTTCAGGTTCTACTTGGGTATTCATGAGCTACTTTGCTAATGATTCTGAGTCACGCTATCTGACAAGAAACATCCCAGTAGTGACTGGTGATAGCACGAATGGTTCAGGTCAGATTACTCTTAACTGTGAGAATAACTCCCACGGTATTAAGCTAAAAGGACCACCACATAGTGCAGCCGCTAACTATACGTTAACACTACCTATTAATACTGGTTCTAGTGGTCAAGCCCTTATTACCAATGGATCAGGTGTAACCTCTTGGTCAACCACAGTTGCCGGTAGAGATGTATCTGCAGATGGTACTAAGTTAGATGGTATTGAAACTGCAGCAACAGCAGATCAAACTGCTGCTGAAATTCTTACTGCTATTAAGACAGTAGATGGAGGTAGTTCAGGACTGGATGCTGATTTACTTGACGGTCAACACGGTTCCTATTACACAGGTTATACAGATACAGCAGTCGCAAACATTGTTGATTCTTCGCCAGCCACCTTAGATACACTCAATGAACTGGCAGCAGCGTTAGGTGATGATCCTAACTTTGCTACTACAACCGCTAATAGTATTGGTACTAAACTACCGCTAGCTGGTGGTACGTTGACTGGTGGACTTACTGGTACTACTGCCACATTTGCTGGCGGAGCTTTAGCAATTGCTAGTAGCGGAAACCTGTCAGTCAATCGCACTGCTGGTACTAATGATGTTTTTAACGGTAAATTAAATGGCACTGTAACCAGCACGATTAACGCGGACGGCAGCGCCACATTTGCTGATGACGTACAGGGGCAGTCTTTCATTGGTGATAGATCAACGGGTGGTAACGCTGTATTTGCTGGTAAGCAGAATGGCACTCAAACCACACGTATCAATGCCGACGGCAGCGCCACATTTGCAGCATCTGGCAGTTTCGGTAATGAAGTTTATGTAAACGGTTCTGATGCCTCGACGCAAAGATATTTAAACTTTAGTCGTCCAACTTCTGGACAATATAGAGCAACATTGAGAAGAGATGCTTGGTACTTAGGTGAAACTGTTACTAATATTGGAAATGTCACCCCTAGTGGTGCCAATATCACACTGAAAATGAACGGAGATGCCACATTTGCTGGTGCGGTTACTGCTGACAGTTATAAAACAACAGCGAATGCTGTATCTGCATTAGCTATTGATCTTGCAACTGGTAACTACTTCACTAAAACTATTAACGGTAACTCTACGTTTACCTTTACCAACCCTCCAGCTAGTGGAACTGTAGGAAGTTTTACTTTAGAACTTACTCACACGTCAGGTACTGTTACTTGGCCTTCAAGTGTTAAGTTCCCTGCTGATACTGCACCAACTCTTACCGCTGGTAAAACCCACCTCTTTGTCTTTGTCACCGATGATGGTGGTTCAAGATACCGTGGTGCTGCCCTCGCCGATTACGTGAACTGATATGGATCCTATTACACAACAAACAATATTAGCTGCAGCAGGTGCAGGCGGAGACAAGGTTTACGTTGATGATGTTTTTAGTGCGGATGCGTATAAGGGAGAATCTAGCAATCGAAGTATTGTAAATGGGATTGATTTAGCTGGTGAAGGTGGATTAGTATGGATAAAAAACAGATTTGCTGCTGGTAACCATGTCATGATGGACACTGACACGGGGGTTACTAAATATTTGTCATCTAACACTTATACATTTACTAACCAAACAGGTGCAATTACATCATATAATAATAATGGGTTTAGTTTAGGCACCGACTCAAAGGTTAACGGTGGTAATAATGATCATATTGCTTGGACATTCCGCAAACAACCGGGTTTCTTTGATATAGTTTCCTGGACTGGGAGTGGCACCAGCAATAGAGTACTTAACCATAATTTGGGAAGTAAACCAGGAATGATGCTCATGCAGTGTACCAGCACTTCTCAAAATTGGTTTGTTTATCATCATAGTTTAGGAGCAACTAAAAAGTTAGTGTTAAATGAACAATATGCTGAGGCTGGCGATGGCGGCGATCACTTAAACAATACTGAACCAACTGCAACACAATTTACACTGGGAAACTCTGTGTACTTAAATACTTCTAATCGTACATATGTCGCTTATCTCTTTGCAGACGACGATGCACAGTTTGGTACTAGCGGTAACGAAAGTATTATTAAATGTGGAAGTTATACGGGCTCTGGAAACTCTACTGATCAAGAAATTGACCTTGGATTTGAACCTCAGTTTTTACTTATTAAATATACTGGCCCTGCAGGTCAAGCTCCTTGGATGATGGTGGATCAAGCGCGTGGATTTCAGGGATACCCCGGTGATAACCTTGATACTTATTCGATAGGTGCCAATGCTACTAATGCAGAAACCTATACTGGTGGCAGAGTAAGACTTACTGCTAGAGGGTTTAAATTTAAATCCGAGGGAGGATCGCAGTATAATGATTCTGGGAAAAACTACGTTTACATGGCAATTCGCCGTCCGCATAAACCGCCAGAAACTGCGACGGAAGTGTTTAATGCTATAGCATATCTAGGTAATCAGAGTAACCCCCGAGCAATAGCAGCTGGATTTGCCCCTGATACAGTATTTGGCAGGCGAACACAATCGTCTGGCACATTATGGTATGACAGAATTCGTGGAGAAGATTATTACCTTAACACCTATAGTAATGGCGCATCAGGTCAAAACACTTATTATATAAATCAATTTTTGTCTAATGGATATGAAGTAAACTCTAATTGGAATAGCTCCGCTACCAGCAACCCCTACAATCATTATGTTTTTAGACGTGCCCCAGGATTTTATGATGTAGTTGCTTATAGCGGTACAGGTTCAGTAGCAAACCATATTCATAATCTTGGTGTTGTGCCAGAATTGATGATAGTTAAGTGTTTAAGTGCTGCTGAAAACTGGAGAGTATATGCTGCACCTTTAGGAGCCACCAAAGCACTCCAAATCAATGGAACAGGAGGTGTCTCTAGCACATCATCTCTTTATTGGAATAACACTGCTCCGACTTCTTCGGTTTTTACTGTTCCAAACTATGACGGTGTCAACGGGAGTGGTAAGAGTTATATCAACTTCATGTTCGCAACCCTACCCGGCATATCCAAAATAGGAAGTTACACTGGTACAGGCAATGCAATCAACGTTGACTGTGGATTTACTAATGGTGCAAGGTATATAATAATTAAACGAGACGGTACTGGTGATTGGTATCAATTTAGTACTACAATGGGAATTTCAAACACAACTAGTCCACATTATTTCTTTAATTTAACTGCTTACGTGACAGGCACCAATTATATTAATCCACTTAGTACCGGTTTTAAAGTTACTTCATCAGCCCCTGCTGGTCTTAATGCCAGTGGTGGTACCTACATCTTTATCGCTTTCGCTTAATCAATTATGGAAATTAGAAATCGTTCAAATGGCAAACTAACTACCATTAGTCAGTTTAAAGCCTCACAACCAAACACAAGCTTTCCTAAGCAAATTACAGTTGAAATCCTTGATAGTTATGGCTACGATCCTGTATTAAATGGTACTCCAGCTACTGTTGTTGCTCCTTATGAAATAAGCATGCGTAGTGGTGTCGAAGAAGTCGAGGGACAGTGGTTTACGAAATTCTTCGCTGGTCCAGTTTTTACTGACACTACCGATGATGACGGCAACGTTACAACAGCAGCAGACAACGAAGCTGCATACAAAGTACGTATTGATGCAGAAGCTGCTACTTCTGTTCGTACACAACGTGATATCAAATTACACGACACAGATTGGACACAAGCGGCTGATGGCAAACTATCTGATTCAGTTAAAGCTGCTTGGGTTACCTATCGCCAAGAGCTGCGCGACCTAAGTGCAGCTTCCGGTTTCCCACACACTATGGCCTGGCCAACTAAACCATCTTAAATATTATGATTACACTTATCCGTCCAGTTCTGTTCTCTTTTATCCAATCTCCAAAGGTCAAACGACTAATTATTGACCTGCTACGGAAGTTGGCTTCTACAACAGACAACACAGTAGATGATCAAGCTGTAGATTTTATCGAACGTGGATTGTTTGGAGTTAAGTAATGGAGTGGGTTAACCCGCCCCAATTACCCTCTTTAAATCTACCTGAAGCGTTCGTTTTACCTATTCCTATACTAGAGGTACCACAGGCTGATATACCTTCGTATGAGCCGCTTGTAGTACCTCCTAACACGCTTAGACCACCTGAAGGAATAGAGGGTATTAACTCTGATCCTGCTCCTGAAAAAGAAGCTACTAAATCTACAACTCCTAAATCTGCTACTTATACTCCAAAAATAATTCCACCTGAAGCTCAGATTATAGAAGTCCCATTTACGGATATTGAAGTCCCAATGCCGACTACTACGATCATGACTACAGCAGCAACTACAGCTTTTATTTCTGTAGCTGCCACCCTTGCTGGTACATCACTATTTAAATAC